ATCCAGTTTTCATAGAACTCAGTATCGCTAGTGTATTCGGGGCACTCACAGTGGCGTTCCCACATCTCATCGACGTGTTTCAGACCTGCAAGCAAGTCGCCATGAAAAGTTAGAGTATTCTTTGCTTCTTCAAAACTCATTTCAAGTTCACAAAATGCGGGGATTCTAAACATCTGATTCTCTCTCTCTGTTGACTACTCTTATAGAATAGACGATTCGAAAGGCAATGTCAATGGCTAATTTACAATTTATGGCGATTTTTTAAAAATAAAAGACCGCCAATAATTGCCCCAACACACAATGGGAACAATGTAAAGAATGCGAATGTTGCTAGATCATAGTCCATTTATAACTTCCTTAATGAAAGAGAAAGGTGCGCCTGAGAGTCGCATCGCTGTTAGTATCACATTGTCCTCGTCGTAACTCTCACGAGCGCATTCAAGTATTCTTGCTTCTTCAACGGCTTCCAGTATTAGTTCTTTCAGTGTTTGACTTTTTTCCATAATATACATTCCTTAATGATTTCAATCCACCCTCGACACGAGAGGGGTATTTGCCTAAAAATGAGCCTGCGTAGAGATCGTCTTTTGTGATACACTCCTTGTGTGGATGGTTTAGTTCGTCCCAATGTTTAATCATCTTTTTAGCGAGTTTGTCAAATAGGTCGTCTGATAGTATTGGATCGTCCTGTTCGTAGTAAGCAAATGCGGACATGAGATACCAAGGCACCATCATCTGTATGTTTATATCTATTGTGTCCAAACATTCGTTATCCAAGTTAGTCTTTTCTTCTGTAAAAAATGCACCGATTGTTGCGGTCATGATTCTCTTCCTTTAGTCTATATAACATATATATCACACTTTTTTATTTTTGTCAAGATTTATTTGTATATAATATTCTTTTTGTATAAATAAGCCGTGGGTGCGTGTTAATACGTTCATAACGTAAGAGGCAAGAGTTGAAGTCAAAATTCACACAAGGAACAGTCAGGGTCGCATCAAGAATGCTAGTGGGGTTCTACCTGACCACACATCTTTACAGCTAAGAGGTCGTCAGTTCGTCTGACGACTTTTTTGTTGTGGTGATGAAATCCACACAAAAGAACGATGGTGTGAAACCGTTGAATCCTCCTCCAAGATTTAGAGTTCTACAAACACCCGTAATATCATCTACTGTGTCTGATTTATAGACAACTAGATTTGTGCCTTTCTCTACTATTTTGTTCTGTTCTACTTTATACGGCATCAACTAAATCCTTCAAAGTTTGGTTTCTTGCCTCGTGGTCTAAACAATGATACATTATCGTCTTCCTCTTGACGCTTACCAAAGTTAGTGTTGTCCATTACAGATCGATCATCTACCATACCTTCTTGTGCTGATATCTCTGCATCGTATAGTTTCATCTTAGAGCGATCAATGCCGACCATGAATCGTTTGTATTGATCAATAGGACCCCATCTGTTTTTGAGTTGTTTTACCAAGATTTGACCAAGTTGCTCAAGTTCTTCACTGGAGATCAGTGCAAACATGAAGTCAGCGGTAGCTGGTAATCCGAACGACTCAGATGTGTCTTCAAGACCAACATCAGAGTTGCCAAATCCAGAACGTGTGGTCTGTGTGGCTGACATAATAGGTACATTAAACTCAACGGCTAAGCCACGAAGTTCTTCTGCAATCGCTTTGATATATGTATAAGAGTTGACATTTGACCCAACTTTCAAACGAGAACTCATACAGATATTCAGATAGTCAATGTAGACTACATCGGCTTTGAAGTTCTTCTTCAAACGAAGTTCGCTCATAAGGTGACGAAAGTGGCCAGAGCCAGCGGATGCTGTTGGATACTCTTTCACGATCAGTTTGCCATGTGTCTTAGCTTTTACTCTTGCAAGTCTTTTCTGATATACATTTTTTGGCACATCACGCAATTCATCAAGTGTGAAGTCGAGCAAGTTAGCATCAATACGTTCTGCGATACGTTCTTCTGCCATCTCCATTGTGATGTATAGAACATTTAGACCAGACATCAGGTTAGCGGCCGCACAGTGACACATGAACAACGATTTACCAACACCAGTACCAGCAAGTGCGATACTCAAAGACTTCTTGGACAGACCACCCTTAGTAATCTTATTGAACATATCAAGGTCAAAACTAATCTTTTCTTCTTTCAAGTGATAGAAGTCAAAACGACTATCAGCATCTTCCAAGAAGTCGTGACCAATGTTACTGTCAAATGACACACCAAGTGCTTTGGTAAGCAACTCAGGTATAGAGCCACGATCAAGTTCACTGTTCTTACTGTCAAGCACAAGAATGGATTCACGCACCGCATTATACAGTGCTTTGTCTTGGCAGAACTTTTCAGTCTTCTCTACGATCCAGTCAATGTCAGTATTGACATCATACTCCAAGGTGTCAATGACAGCATTGATACTCTTGTAGCGATCCTCGTTTAGCTTCTCATTCTCTTCAACAGCAATACGCAGGGCTTCCTTTGTGGGAAGCCCGTTGTATTTGTCAACATAAGTTTTGATATTTTGAAAGAGTAGTTTATCATCCAGATTATCAAAATACTCATCTTTTAGAAAAGGGATTACCTTTCGAATATAAGTTTCATTATACATCAACCCAGATAGAATTGTTTTCTCAATCATTCTTCGAACACTTCCTCGTCAACAGTTTCTACGACTTGTTCGTCTTCGTTCATCAAAGACCTTGTACCCATAGTATACTGCATTTTGATGTAATTGGCAAGTTCTGTTTTATTAAACATCATATTCCAAAACTCACCATTGTTAACGATTTCTTTGGCTCGCATCAGCTTATCAGATAACACTTCACCTGTAGCGGGATCAACTGGCTCATACCAACCAACTTTAGGTTTACGAATGAACCCACCCTTTTCAGCAACTTCAAGTAGACCAGACCATTTCATGATACCACCTTCGAATGTCACCATGATTGGGATTTTAGACTTCTCACGAACATGGCGAGACTTCTCAATATTGATAACGAAGTTGTAGCCAGCAATCTCAGTGCCATCTTTCTCTTGTTGACGACCAATGATCCAGATAGCATCAGACGAGTAATAAGCGCCAGTGCCGCCAGACACGATGTCTTTAGGATACAAGCCAATCTCTTTGTATGTGTGATTGACTGCAATCAAAGGTATGTCTTTGAGGTTCAAGTGAGGTGTGATCATACGGAACAACGACTTCATCTGCTTTGCACGAGACATATCAGCAACAGACTTACCGTCCATAGCATCTTGAACTTCTTTCTTCGAAGCCAAGTTACCAATCGAATCAACAACAATAACAACACGGTCTTTCTTATCAATACCTTCAAGTTGTTTCATGATATCAAACTTCAACTGTTCAACATCGGTAATTGGTGTGTGAATGACTTGTGACATGTTGATGCCAAACGATTCGAAATACGCTTGTGGTGTGCCGAACTCGGAGTCATAGAACAGAACTACAGCTTCAGGATACTTCTTCTGATAGGCTGCTGCCATAAGCAGAGCAAATGCAGACTTGAAGTGCTTCGATGGCCCCGCAAGCATCAGCAAGCCTGGCACAAGCCCGCCATCCACACGACCAGATAGTGCTACGTTGATCATTGGCACAGAAGTTGGTGCCATGTCTTTCTTACCAAAGACTTTCGAGTCTCCGATAGCAGATGTTAGTTTGATTGTACTGTTGGAAATTAGTTTATCCATTAGCGACATATATTATTCTCCATTCATAATAATAGCAATCTTGTCTTCGAACGCATCAATCTTTGCTGTTCGATTAGGCCAGAAAATATAGTCCTTTTCTGGGTTCTTTTTCAAGTTGTGTAACAGTGGTAATATAGCATCATACAACGAATTTGCACGATTGTCAACCGTTTTTATTTGCTCTACCAAAACATCATGTTGTGCTGTTACTGTTCTTACCGCTTCGAGTTCACTCTCGTCTACGGCACTGAAACCAAAATCGTTTAGTTCAAAATCTGTCATCCGAAAAATCCTTCTAGTGTGCTTTTCTCTTCAAGGTTCCAGCCAATCACATCTGTAATAGAACGAAGAGGACCAGCGAACACCTTCTCAAATTGAAGTTCGTAGTCAATATACTTCTCAAGGAAGAACTCTTCTGGCAGTGTGTCTGGAATGCTTATTACGTTTTCTCTTGTTGGGTTAGGTGTTAGTAAGTAACAAAACTTGATCTTATCACCATCACGAACTTTCTCTAACTTCTTCTGTAGAGAATGCCTATCAATCATCTGATTGTAGACCAATGCTCCACGAACGTGAATGGGGGTGCCTTTGACCCAACCAGCGGAGCTATCTTTATATTTATGTATTCCGTTGACACCACGAGGCGATGCCACTTGGTCAAAGCGCATTTTAATGAAATCTCTACGAAACCCTTGGACAAAATCAATCAACTCAGGCTCAGACTTGTTCATGATGATCTTAATAGATGCTTTGATGTTGTCACGACAAGCCGCTGGTGTAGAAGACTTGACAGCTTCGATACCCATCATCTTTAGCTGTGGCTCGTTATACTGCACACCCTCGTTGTTATACACGTTGAGCATGTAGTGCTTCTTGCCAGTCCAGATGCCCTTGTTAGCGATAGCCTCACGCTTCATACGCATCTTTTGATCAAAGGCGTTGACGTATGTTGCAAGTTCCGCATAAGACTCATCGATGTATGGCTCAATCACTTTAGAACATAGCTTGTCAAGATATGTGACAGCTTCTTGGATATCAGCATTTTCACCAAGAACGCCAGTGACAATCTTGTTAAGTCGAACATAGATCGAGTCTGTATCAGAGGCAATGATATAGTCATAGTTCTCAGTCTTTAGCTTCTTATTCAGAAACTCATTCATCTTGGCTTCAATCCAACGAATAGACAACTGACCACCCATAGTAATACTCTCAGCGTAGTCAGAGTTGAACCAACGAAACCACTGATTACCCAAAGCGCCATAAGCAGAGTTCAACTGAATCTTCTTAGCCATCTGTATCATATCATAACGAACAGCGAGTTTCTTGTATTCAACATCGTTGGTATCTTCATATTTCTGCTTCGCTTCAAGCATCATCTTTTTATACTTAGAACGATCTAGATACATCATCTCCATCAGTTGTGGTAGAAAGCCTTGACTGTCTCTATTCCACACACAACCGTTTGGTGTTAGTGCTGCGTTGTGTTTCGTCATGTATTCACGAACGTCTTCGTCTTTGAATGAACCAGTAAGAACACCATCAACAGAACAACCAGCAAAGCCGATCTTACCCATATACTTCTCAGGTGAGATATTGTATTGCATGATGAGGTGTGGATACAGAGAGTTCAAGTCAAACGAACATACCCAATCGTGACGACCAAGAATAGGGTCTTTGACATAGCCTCCAACGAAAGAATGATCACCGTCAGTTTTGGTATGCTGTGGAACAACGATGTTGCTTTTCATCAGATAGTTGTGAATGATAACATCCCACATGCGAACCGAAGTTAGCGAGTCTGTGTAGTTCAACTTACCATCGTATGTTAGCGCAAGCACGAGATCAATCAGTTTTAGCTTCTCATCGAGTTGGTTAATGATATCAGTATCAAGGATGTTATACTCAACATACTTTTGAAAGTTACCAACATACAGACCATGCAACGAACCGTATTCAGAGTAATCAAGTTTACCAAGACCAAGTTCTGTCTGTGCAATGAAGTCTAGCTTATAGGACTCACGTTGAACGAATGTCCACTTCTTGTAGATAGCTAGATAGTCCATGATAGCCACACCAGCAATATCGAACGTCTGGGTCTCTGTGCCATTCTGTCTTTGTGTGCCTTCACGCACGATATTCCAAGGCGACAGCATCTTAACCCAACCATCACCCATAACGACTTTGATACGATTAACCAGATATGGGATATCAAAGAACTCAATATTCCAACCAGTAAGTATATCTGGGTCCATCTTGCGATACTCTTCAAGAAAACGAGCAACCAGTTCTTTCTCAGTGGCACACTTGTAGTAGGTAACATCAGGACGATGCACTTTGTAATCACCAACACCAATAACGACAAACTTCTTACCGTCAGAGATAGTGATAACTGTTAGGGCTTTGTTTGCAGTCTTGATATCAGGGAAGCCATCATCAGACATCGTTTCGATATCAAGCGATACCACGTTGATCATGTCACGATCATATGCAATCTCACCAGCCCAAGTGTCGTTGATGAACGGATAGACAAACTGGTTCATACCATAGAACTCAAAGCCAGATACACCAGAGTATTTCTGCGAGAACTCTTTGGCTTCTTTGATTGTTGCAAATTTCATCTTTTCTGCAACGTCACCATAGACGGAGCGATACTCACCTTTACCAGTTCTACTCTTTACAAAGAGATATGGTTCATACGGCATCTCATACTTGACACGCTTACCATTTTCGATGGCTCTTACCATCATACGGTCGCCATACTGTTTCACGTCGGTGTAGAAGTTCATACTATCATCCTTACTGTATAGTCTTCAAGATAACACAAGTTTGGGCTTGTGTCAAGCAAAAAGAGCGCCGAAGCGCTCTTTTATTCTTATAGTTGTGTGGGTTAGTCTTTCTTGGCAACGAAGCTATACATCTCTTGTGCCTTGTCCATCATGTCTTTGATAGAGTATGGTTTAAGAGCGGCTTGCATTTCTTCAATAGATTTCTTGCCTTGTTCCCACAACTGTTTTGTGAACTCGACATTCATGTGATGCTGTTGATCCATGTAATCTTTAGCCATCTGTAGCATTTCTGCACGAATTTCAAAGGGGTTCTTATTGCTCATTTTACAACCTTTGCGATTGCTTCACCAGCAACATTAGCAAACTTATCAGTTGCTTTGAATGCGATTTTAGTGAACTCGGATTGTGCTTTGATAAAGTCATACAGTGGTGCTGCCATGGCTTCGTCTTTGATCCAAGTATCAACAAATGATTTCTTGGCGTTCTGGATCCCATCGATCCACATGTTTGTCATGTATTCGTTCATTATAGTTCTCCTGTGTGTGTTTGTGTGAAAAATGGGGAGAACGATGCCCTCCCCATACTCGTTATACTAACTCGTTAACTATTCAACTAGTAATTCTGGTTTACTCTTGTAAGAAGAGATAGCGATCTTTCTCTCTTTCTTTTCTTCTGGTATCAGGTTTTCGAGACCGATGATAAGCATGCCGTTTTCAAGCGCTGCTCCACTAATCTCAATCGTGTCAGCAAGAGTAAATGTGCGAACAAAAGAACGGGCAGCAATTCCACGATGAACATAGTTCTTATCTTCTTTTGCTTCAGCGTTCCCTTTTACTGTAAGAACTCCTTCTTTCAGTGTAATATCCAAATCAGCCTCAGTGAACCCAGCAACCGCCATCTCAATAGAATACTGTGTGTCTGTATTTCTCATAATGTTGTAAGGGGGATAGCCTGTAGCTTTTGTAGCAGTTTCGTGCATACGAGTGATGCGATCAAAGATTCGATCAAAGCCTACAGTGGTGAAAGGGTCGTAAGTAGATTGTAAGTAAGTCATTTTTGCCTCCTTAAAGCGCAAGATGTTAAGAGTCCCGTTATGGCGACTCGCAGTTATTTATAAGCCGGTGCTGCCAAAACCACCCGTTCTGTCAGATTTATTTTCTGGTTCATAATCAATTTCTGACAAGCCAACACGAATAGCACGAACAATCTCACCCTGTGCAATACGCATACCATCCAAAACATCAAACGGCACAGTAGAGATATTGTGCAACATTACATAAGTTTGTTGAACATAATCAGAATCAACTACACCTTCGCAGTTAGCGACAGTGATGCCATCTTTAAGAGATAGACCAGAGCGTGGGTGAATGCGAAGTGATTGTGTTATAGATAGATCAAATACAAGCCCCGTAGGCACGAGCATACGATCACCACTATACAAAGTAGTCCATACTTGTGTGGAACCATTGTCTTGGGTTGATCTTGTTATCTTATTGTTTGTTTCTGTGTAAACAGTTACTCTATCGCCAATGCGCAACGACGCTTTTAGATCAAAGCAAGCGGCTAGTCTACTACCATATTCTGGTAGATGTGCTTCTTCCCATAGTTTGTAGATTTTCAAGTCTGTCTTTTCAATTTGAAACATAATATAATCCTTGTTTATCTTTTCTTGCCTATTGAGTATTTTGCTACAAGTTCCCAGTCACCCTTCTCTTTATGAGATAGAATTTTGATCTGTGATAGTGGTGCTACTGGTTCTTGAATTGATGCTGGGTCTACTGTTTTAATTAGATTCCACTCTTCCAACAAGTTGACAATCGTATTTCTACGGGCTTTGTCTTCGTCATCAAAGTTGTTGATCTTGCCGTCAAGCATAAAGAGTTCTTTGAAGTGAACAATATAATACTTACCTTGCTTGTGCAAGATATGGCACGATTGGTAAATCTTTTTATCTTTACGAGAGGCTATGCCAATACGAGTAAGCGTTTCTTTAATCTTTAGAAAGTTTTCATCGTTTAGTAACAGCACCTCTACTAATGTATCTATCATCTTTTAATTCCACCCGTTTCTTGTTGTTTTTTCATGGCCTTAATCTGGTCAGAAGACAACAAAGATAGATACTCACGCCCTACATTTTTATTACAAGCATAAAACGAACAAACAGTATCAAGGTCTTCGTCACCTTCGTCTTTTACCCATTTTGCATAACGCTTACTAGGTCTGATACTATTTAGTAAAAACTCGTATTGAGGACGACCGTCAAGATGATGGTTCATATTCATTAGGTTAGCATGTAGAATGGTGTCTGGAAAGTAAGACAAACCTTTGTTTACGATCCATGCGTTGTATTGCTTCTCAGCGAGAGTGTCATTCTCGCTGCCACGCATCATGTTCTTTTTGTTGGTAGTGATACTGTTGATATAGTCAAACGGATTTGTCATAGCCATTCCTCAATCTGATCTTGGCCTTTATCAAACTCATCCGAATGTTTCTTGCATAAGAAAGCCGTGCCAATCTTTGATTCATCGTTCTCTATATACTTATACTGTATATACGCTGGACTGTCACCAACTTTCTTATTGCAAACGACACATCTTTTCTTTGGGGTCATTCGCAGAAAGTTCATTTCCAATCTACCTCTGCCATAAGAGTAGCAAGCGCTGCTACACGATTGATTTCAGAGTTTGCGACGAAGGCTTCTTTGTATTGGTATTCAGCAAGAATGATGATAGCCGCAGCCACAGATTGCGTTGACTTGATCTTTTCGGGTAAAATGTCATAGAGTTGACGATAGAGAACAGCCGAATCGACATCAGTATTCTCAGCAACCCACTTACGGAGTTCTGTGAACTTCTTGTCTTTCATGTAACCAATAAGAGTGTTGATAGAGTCATCACTCTTGTTAGCCAGAATACCAGCGTCAATCTTACCAGTAGATGAATAACGCTGTAACTCATTCAGACAACGGCGCCAGTCAGGAAAGTAAAGTTGAATGAACTCGGCTACAGACTTTTGATCATATGTAACACCTTCACCATCAAGAATACCACAAGTGCGTTTGAAGAACAGTGCGGCCATCTTTGGCTTCTCAGCATTTGGAATAGCAAACTCAACAATGCTACAACGAGAGTGAAGTGGTTCGATAATACGGTTCTTGAAGTTACAAGTAAGAATGAAACCGCAGTTGTTCGAGAACTCTTCCATAAAGTTACGCAAAGCAGGCTGTGTAGAGTTTGCATTCAGGTAATCGGCTTCGTCTAGAATGACATACTTACGACCACCAGTAAACGAGATAGACGAAGCGAAGTTCGAAATCTCATTGCGTAGTGTGTCGATATTACCATTCATCGAACCGTTGATTGTAATGTAGTCTGCACCAATCTCTTCGAGCATAGCCTTTGCCACTGTTGTCTTACCAACACCAGCACGGCCAGTTAGAAGTAGATTAGGAACATTTTTTTGATCTACGAACTGTTGAAATGTTGATTTCAATTCAACAGGTAGAATGGTATTACGAACGGTCTGTGGTCGATATTTCTCAACCCAGAGGAACTCATTTTGCATAATATATCTTTCAAACAAAAAATTGTAGTATGGTCTGAATATCATCATAACACTTATTAGCGCTTTTAGCAAGTGTTATTTTATCTGTACGAATTTTCACATTGTAAATTGGTTTGAAATGGTGTATCAGACAAGTTTCAATATCTTCCATTAAAATATTAGCTGAC